CCGATACTTGGCTGGCGCAGGCACTTGCTAAGGTTAAGGGCATGAACCCCGACTTTATTGATGATGGTAAGGGTGGTAAGCGATTGGTATTTAAGGGTGAGAACGGAGAAATCGCCCGCGATCCCGAGAACCATTTGGAGCCGTTTACTGCCGAGGCATTGCTAAAAAAGGAACTGCGTGCGATGGGTATTCTTGACGAGGGCAGACGAGCCGCAGGTGTATCTACCACCCAGCCACAGCAGCACATGCAGCAGGGTGCAGTCGTTGACTTGTCATTGGCTCGCAACCAGCAGGAGGCAGATGATATTCTTCGTAAGCAGTTAGGTGCGCAGGGTCTTATCCGTGGCTCAAAGGCTTATCAGGATGCTTACGATGCAGCATGGAAAGAGCATAACATCATAGCTCTTCCTATTCAGTAAGAAAGTAATTAACGGGCAAAGGGTCAGTCCATACGTTTAACAATTTAAAAATTAAGAATTATGTCTTTAGTAGCAACCCGACTACAGAACTGGCGAATTTCTAACCCTGAGTTGGATAGAAATATGTTTCGCCCATTGGAGTACGGAGCACTCGATTTCTTCGTAGAGCAGACCGATGCCCCAAACTCAATTATCAGTCCGAACCTGCGTGACCGTGCTTTTGCAAGTATCGGAAACACCGTTCAGGTTCCCGTTATTAACTACGATGGTGACGTAACAGTCAGCAACGTTCGCTCTTGTACCATCAGCGATGATGAGAACACCTCAGCTCTCTACACCGTAGTATGGACTACTTACGCCGTTGGTTTCACCATGGTGCCTGCCGCCTACATGAACAACGAGATTGATTACCAGCAGGATTTCCAGCGCAAGATGGAGAAGATTTGCCGTGCTTTGGCTACCACCCTCGATAATGGTGCTATCGCAGCCCTCGAGGCAGCAAAGACACAGGTATTCAAGGACACCTTGCAGTATGAGGTATCGAGCAACGTCATCAATGTACCTACGCAGATGGCGAGTGAAATCCTCGGCGACCTCAATCCTATCATGCGTGCTAACGCTTATCCGGAGACTATCCACCTTATCGGTAACGCTGGTATTGATAGCCTCATCCGTAAGCTGGCACAGCATGGAGTTTACAACGATGTAAACAAGCGGATGGAGTACGACAATAAGATTTTGCATTACACCACACAGCTGGCTAACGCTTCGCAGAAGATTGGCACCTTGTATGCCGTGGCTGATGGTAACGTGGGTATCCTTACCCGTGTTGACCGTGAGGCATTGCTTGGCACAAGGGCTAACTTCCACGAGTGGGATGTTGTTCGCCTGCCATATATCGACCTGCCCGTCGGCTCGCATTACTACACAGCCGTTGGTGACCAGTCGAGCATCATGGGTGATGCAACTGCCGACCTGACTTGCGGTAAGAAAGAGTACTTTGGTTTCAGCGTTGACGTGGCTTATATCATTGCCTACAACAGCGCACCCGAGACCGTTGCCAACCCAATCATCAAGGCGCAGATTGCAGCACCTCAGCAGAACACCCCATTTGCAGCACAGCCTGTCTATGTTACCAATTCTGCTGACTTTGATTTCACCACTTAGTCGTGAGGTATAGAGTTCTCCACAACTCTACATAACATCGTGAGCGAGGGATGGGGCAAAGGATATCCCTATCCCTCGTAAACTTTAAAAACCAAGTAAGCAAGAAAGATGATACGCATAACAGAAATACAAGATGCACTACTCCACCTCGTAGGATGGGAGCAGAGTTACGACCAACAGAAGCAGATTGATGCAGACCTTACCGAGAGTGAGAGCGGTCTGACCTTTCAGCAGGCACATCCGATGGTAACACTCGAAAATATCCGTGCTATTATGCCCGAGAATTATATGTATCAGTACCCTGCATGGGATAAGGATACAGAGTATAATAAAGGTGCCAAGGTTAGTTCAAGCAACAAGGTGTGGGAGAGCCTAAAGGACCACAACGAAAACAATACACCCGCAGCGGATAGCGAGTATTGGCAGGAGTACGATTTTGTTTCTGTATGGCTGGAGCGTTTAACACGTTCGGCTATCGCCAAGGTGGTGCAGCAGTTCCTTACACAGAAAAGCCTTTTGCGTGAGAGCAAGACCCTGCTTGAACGTAGAAGTCTGTTTGATGGTGCAGGGCGGCTGAATAACACTATCGCCAACGGACAGAGGTTAGTCGGTATGGAGATAGTACCAGCCTACTCGATGGGTGTAACCACCAAGATTGAGCGTATCGGCTTGCAGATGGTTGGTGCCACGGGTGTGGTACGGCTCTATATCTTCCATAACACGCAGCGCGATCCGTACAAGGTTATCGATTTCGAGGTGAAGAAAGGTAACGGCTCAATGGAATGGCAGACCCTCGATGACTGCTACCTGCCTTATATGGGCGATACGGGTGCATGGTATGTTGTTTACAATCAGGCAGACTTACCTGCTGGCATGGAAGCCGTAAACGTTACTAAGGATTGGAGCCGTGAGCCGTGTGGTACTTGTAACCGTGGCAGTCTTGAAGCATGGAAAGCGTTAACCAAATATATGATGGTATCGCCCTTTAAGGTCAATGCTCTTGAAACGTTTGCCGAATATCCTGAACTATGGGACATCGAGGATAACACTTATACCAATACCCATAACTATGGTATCAACATGGAGTTAAGTGTTGGTTGTGATTTGACCGATTTCATTATTCAGCAACGTTCTATTTTTGCCACCTGCCTACAATTACAGATGGCTACCGATGTGTTACGTACGTTGGCACTCAACCCGCAGGTAAGAGTTAATCGCAACCAAAGCAACGCTGCTACGGCTGATTTGTTGTATGAGGTGGATGGTAACCCGCAAGGAAGAAAAACGGGGCTTGGAGCCGAGTTAAAAGCCGCCTACGAGGCTTTGGATTTGGATACCCGAGGCATTGACCGTATCTGTCTGACCTGCAAGCCGAGTTTTGTTAAATACACTCACGTTTGATTTTGTTTAGTTATGACTATATCTTCATTACTTGCAAACGCTAAAGCATTAAAGAGCGGGCTGGAAGGCTCACTCATACGCGAAACGTTGCTGTCGCATGGTGGTGAGATAGTCGAACAGCAAAAGATACAGTTATTTGAGGGAAAGAACAGTCAGGGGCAAGATATCCATCCTTACTACACGGAAGATGTTAAGCCCCGTGGTTGGTTCAATACGAAGGAGAGCGCACAGCGGTATGCGGATTGGAAACAGACTATCAGCTATCCGTACACCGTTAAGCGCAATCCCAATGCCCCTAACTTGTATATTACGGGAGTGTTCCATGATGATATCGGTATTAACTTTGGTAGTGATGCGGTTGAGATAGTTCCTGATACGGCATACGCTGCCAATATCATGGCGAAATATGGTCGTGGAATGTTCGGTTTGAGTATGGAGAAGTGGGGAGTTATCTTTGGGGAAAAAGGTGCGAAAGATGAATTAATAGAAAAGATTAGAAACTTGTTATGGCAATAGAACGAATTTACAAGCAGCCGGAACGGGCTTATCTGTTTGACAGAGTTATACAAGGCTTGCAAGATGCGTTAGGTGAGCTGAGTTGGCTTGACCATATCTTCGGTCGTTCAGAGCGACTGGTAAAGATGGTTGAGGGGCGAAAGTATTACACACCTAACATATATGCGAAGAATGGCGAGTACATTAGCCTTGTTCCTGATAACACCGAGCTGGGTAACTATAGCTTTTTCGTTCTGTCAGAGCCACAGCAGGTAACAATCCCGATGGGCAGAAGTAGCAGGGTAAAAGCCCCGTTCTCGCTCGTTGTATGGCTTGATATGCGCACTATCGACCTTTGGAGTGAAACCGATAGCCGTAACACGGAGTACATCAAGGAACAGCTTTTAAAGACAGTACAACGTGCATGGCTACGACATGGATCCGTACGTGTGGATAGGGTTTACCACCTTGCGGAGAATGTTTTTGATGGTTACACTCTTGATGAGGTTGATAACCAATTCTTGATGGCACCCTTTGCAGGGTTTCGGTTGAGTGGAGAAATGACTGTAGATGAAGAATGTGAGAGAGTATGATGTTACCAAATTTTAAATTGATAATCCTCGTTGCGCTGGCGGCTGCTTTCGTGGTGCTGCTGGTAAAGAAATGGGGTTGGGCTGAATGGATGCAGATTCACGGAGATAAGTTCCTGAGTAAGCTGTTCAGTTGCGACCTTTGTATGAGCTTTTGGGCTGGTCTATTCATATCGTTCGCTTTCGTATGCTGGTACGATGACCCGATATATATGATTATGCCCGTATTCACGACACCCTTAACACGTATGCTGGTATGAAAACGATAGAGCTTGCAGGACATGTGGTAGTCATTTACGATAGCATTGATGAGCTACCAATCAAGCGGTTTCATGTCTATAACCGCTATCTGTTGGTTGATGCTGGTATCGGTTCGGACATTACCGATTTCGATAACCATGTTGAAAGAGTTGTGCAGTATATTAAGCAGGGAGATAACACCAACGCTGGTAAGGAGATGGATAACCTACGGCAGAATGTTTTTCTAATCCTGAACCAGCAGAGTGTTGAACATCTTAGCTTTGCCTGCCTTGTTAAGCAGATTGACGGAGTGAGGTATGATGATATGAGCCAAGAGGGTTTAGAAAAGGTGCTTGAGCTGTTAGGTGGTGCATCCGTCAAAGAGTTTACCGAGGCAATGTCTTCGGTCAAAAAAAAAATAGACGATGAGCTGATATTGTATTTCCCTGCTCTGTTCGATGATGTGCGTACCCGCGAGTATTACGATATAGTCAAGCGTTTGACGTTAACGATGTTGCAGCAGATAACCGAGGGAACGACCGAGGAACGTAAAGCAAAGGCAACGGCACTACATAACCAATTACTGCTCTATAGCAAACCAAAGGTTTACACGGGGCATGATGGTATCGAGGTGCAGCATGACAAGGAGTTTGAAACGATGTGTCTTATAATCGCACAAGAAACGGGTGCCGATGCAAAGCGGATGACCACGTTAGAATATTACAACGCATACGAATATATCAAGAAAAAAGGCTCAAAACATAAAATAAAGCCAGCTAAAGCGTTTAAATAAGCAAAGTTGGTAAGTTATAAGGAGAACCAATTAAAACGGCTTAGAATCGAAATTTAACAAAAATAAGAGATATGGAACAGAATCCGATACGTTACCAAGATTTGATAGCACCTGACGATAGTATCGAGAAGCTGATAGGTCAGCTGGAGCAGGTGAATACCGTCTATGGTACTTTGACAGAAAGTATCAAGTCAAGAGCTATGGCAATTAGTCAGAGCCTAAAGGCAGTATCGGGAGCAACGCAGTTAGGACAGCAGCAGACAAAGGCAGCAGCACAAGAAACGAACAAGCTGGCTAAGGCATATCAGGATTTGGAGTTTGCCCAAAGTGATGTGGCAAAGCAGATAGCCGAACTACGAAACCTCAGGAATGAGGAAAACAGAATGACTAAGTTACAGATACAGCTTAACCGTTCTGCCGAGGGTTCGTACAACCAGCTATCGGCTCAATATAGCCTAAACAAAATGGCTATCAACAACCTAACCAAAGCGGAGCGCGAGAATGATCCAGCAGCCAAAAAGCTGATTGAGGAAACAAAAGCTATCTACGAGGAAATGAAGCGTATGCAGGAAGCAACGGGAAAGTTCCAGCTTAACGTAGGTAACTATGAGAACGCTATCACAAATGCTGTTGGTATCAACTCGAAATGGTACAATGGCATGAAAGAAATTAGTGCCATGTTTGAGGGTGGTTTAGCCGAGGGATTAAAGAACTGTACTTCGCTGATAGGAGCGTTAGGCAAACAGTTCCTTGCACTATTGGCTAATCCTATCGTATTGACTATTGCAGCAGTAACGGCTGCTTTTGCTGCTCTTGCAAAGGGTATCAGTACAAGTGAGGAAAATACGAACGCTTTGAATCGTGTTCTGGCACCATTTGAACGAATACTTGCTGGTGTGTTAGATACGCTGCAAAGTGCGGCAGGCTTTGTGCTGAAAGTGGTTGAGGGCTTTGAGAACCTCGCTATGGGTGCAGCAAGA